ACAATTAATTGAGGGTGATGACAAGAAACGGTCTCAAAAATGTTTGCAGGCTATTATGGAGATAGCGGCATCATACGATTGTGACATAGTCCCTGATATTGAAATTTTCGGAGGGAAAATTTTTCCAAGAATAACTGTGGTTCCAAAGCCGAGAGATATAAAGGATCCGCGTTAATCCGCGTAAATCAGCGGCAAAAGTAAAAGGAAGCAACCATGCCTATTGCATTACCAGACGTAACAGATGAATTAAAGAACCGCAAGCGTGCCATGGATACGCAGGATGTCTATTCCATGGACGATAAGGAGCGCAAGGAGCGTGAGGATGCGGCAAAGGCTTATCTGGGAGAGGATGAAAAGCATTTTGTGGACTATATCACGGATTGCCGGAACCAATCGGTGAAAGGATATAAGCAGATTCGCAAGGTACAGTATGATTGCTGGAATGTATACAAGGAAAATGAACCGGTCTCGTACAAGGATAAAGAGGAGTGGCAGGCCCGCACTATTATACCCAAGCCTTTTCAGACGGTGCAGTACGGACATGCGGCGGTAAAAAAGGCCTTTTCTCCCAATTTTTTGAGCATTAAGAATGCAAAGAACAAGAATGCCGCCGAGTTCTGGCGAAGGTTTATGGATCATCAGCTGAATGCGCAGCATGGAAAATTTATCACCAAGTTTGCCGATGCAACCACCATGGGCCTGGCCACGGGTATCAGCATGGAAATCATTCCGCGGTGGATTCCGGGCAGGGGTCTGGAATTTGCCCTGATTGAGCCATGGAAGATACACCGGGACCCCGACGCCATGTCCCGTGATCCGCAGTCGGGCATATACTGGCTTCACGATGAGTGGCTGGATTACTTTGTACTCAAGCGCGGCGAAAAAAACGGCCGCTACTTTGATGTGAAACGGGTGCAGGAGATGGAGACCGGTGATCCGGATAATCCCCTTTTGAGCAAAGAGGCCATTGCCGCACGCAAGGAAATGATATGGCAGCGGAGTAAATTCCGGAAGATGATTCTCACTACGGAGTTCTGGGGCATTATCCTCAATAAAAAAGGTGAAGTGCTGCTTCCCCAACGGAACATGCACTATGGCGGGCGGCCGGATTATTCAAAAGCCAAAAACGCCCGACTATAAAATCATGAGGTGGCCGGGGATTTCGTTTTCGCCCCTGCCCGATATCCTCAAAATACGGAGGCCGGGGTCTGCTCGAGGGGATCATGACGATCTGGGAGGCCATGAACAATATGATGTGCCTGCACCAGGATTATATGCAATGGCTGGTCAATCCCCAATACGGAGATCAATGTCGATGCCCTGGTGGATCCCACCGATGTGGAACAGTGGCCGGGGAAAGATAACCTGGTAAAATGATACGACAAGCGGCCAGCAGGCGATCCGCATTGTGCAGCGGCGGGGCAGAACCAATGAGGTGCTGGCAAATATGCAGTATTACGATCAGAATTATCAGCGGGGAAGTTTCGTGAGCGACGCTGTGCAGGGACTGCCCGGGTACCGCAAGGATATCACCTACCGCGAGGCCGCAATGAATCTGGATCAGGCCCTTGCCGTATTCGGCCTGATGGGTGAGAACATCGAAGAAGGCTCGGTTGATACGATTACCGCAGCCGCCGATATTATCGAGGCTAATGCAGGGTATAACGATTATCTGGAATGTTTTACCGAAGAAGAATTAACGGAATTCGGGGTGAAACCGAATAAAGATGATCCCCGTGGTGTTTCAGGCATTCCCACGCTGGACGGTAGTTTCCATGTATCGGGTATACAGGCCCTGCTCAAAGATAACGAGACATTGACCAATATCAAGCAGGTGATCATCCCTTTGGCGGACAGCCCGAGGTTTGGAAAGTATATTAAACCATACAAGGCCCTCAAGGCCATTGAGATCCGCACAAACCTGAGCGATGAAAACGTGATTGTGGATGACGACGAGGCCGCAATGATCGATCTGCAAGAGCAATTGATGCAGGCCGAGCAAATGGACGCGGCCAAAAAATTACAGCGCCTGCAAGAGGCCATGGGCGTAACCGAGCTGATCGAGAAGATCAAGGAGATCGAGGACAGGGATATGGCGAAGATGGCCGGTGGAATCCTGGAGCTGGAGGAACCGGCAACGGCAGGAGAAGGAGATTGAGTTTTGAGTGCGGACCTGTATGTCTAGTGAAACGTGAAACCGTCCACAGCGATATGCAGACCGCCTCTTATATATTGAAAATTGAATATTGACTATTGAATATTTTAGGGAATGTTAAGGGAGGGGCTTTATGGATAAAATGCTAACTTCGTGGGATATTGAAAAGGCATTCAAGATTGACCATGACAGATTAAGAGAATGGATTAAATATGGTTATATCGAAGCAACGGTAAAGGCTAATGGAGTAGGGACAAAGAACTTTTTTACGGCTGAAGATGTATTCAAAATTTTGATATTTGAAAAACTTATCGAGAGAGGATTTACCAGGAAGTTGGCCGCGAAGATAATTAAGGACGTTTCCATAAAATCCAACAGGATTGTAATAGATATAAAATATTTACGCGATAAAATAGTAAAGAAATTAAAAATTCTAAATTAGGGAATGGTTTTCAGGGAATGGTGGGAGGTCAGGTGGGCAAATAAAAGAGGTACAAGGTTCAAGGTTCAAGGTTGAGAACGGTTAATAGGAAAGAGAGAAAGCATGGACGATAAACTTTATTGGGATGAAGGATATTCCTCAGTAAAAAGTAATGTTGATTTTGATGAACTATATGATGCATTGCATGGGAAAAAAGTTCCTCGAAAAAAAGATATCGACAAATTAATCAGCAAGAATGTGCATGAAGCTATACAAGCAATATGGAATGGGCTACCTAAAATTGATGGCGCAAGCCATGGACTTTCAGTTGATTTTAGCAATAGACCTGGGTTTTTTTTCGTTTGTCCAGGAGATATGTTCATAGAAGATGATAGTTTAATGAATAAATATATTAGTATAAATAAGATGATAAAAAATATCGAAGGTGATTGGCTAATAGAGGACCCTGAGAAGGTAGAGCAATGGATAGATATTTTAAATAAATGTTCAAAAAGGTTAGAAAAATATCTTAAAAAACTCAGAAAGGCGACGCATCATGAGCAAGAATCCGAGAGGTGAAGAAAGACCGCAGGACGGCAGAGGCAAAGGCCGCGGTATGAAAGGCGGCAGGAGAGGCAACCGTAATACCGAGCCGTGCAAGGATGAAGGTCCGGGTAGAGGTAAAGGCGGCGGCAGAGGTCGCGGTAAAAATCGCACATAAAGTTTGGCCACGAATTTACACGAATTTACACTAATATTTATTTTTATTAAAAATCATTCGTGCGATTCGTGAACATTCGTGGCGAAAAGGAGTTGTTATGGAATCAGGCGTTGAGGTAGATATCAATAGATTACGGCCCAAGGAGATGGTAGATGCCGAGAGGGAGGCCGTCAATCGAACAAAAAAAGAATCGACCCTGGCGGAAAAGGCGGAGTTTTTAAATATCGCAGCCTCTCCTGAAGGTAAAAAGCTGATCGAGTTAGTGGTAAAAAAGATGCAGGACCGGATTAATCGACTCATCACCGATGATCCGGAGGCCTCGGCCTATAAGAAGATACTAAACGAGATGCGGTATAGGGAAAACATGGCAAAGAAGGCCATTAATGAGTTGTATGATTTGCATATGGATTAAAAGGAAAAAAAATGACGGTCTACTTATTATTACTCCCTGTCGCCGCGTTCTTTCTCTATCGTGCGATTAACGGGTATATAGAGGATGCATAAGAGAAAAATGAATAAATAGAACGATTTTACATATTTAAAATACGATCAAGAAAAGGGTTCTCACCGGCGCGCCAGAGCCATTAGGTGAAAACCCTTTTTCTTTGATCGTAATAAACTAAACCCTTTAAGCCCCTGTGCACGCAGGAATACGCATAAAAAGGAGATGAAAAATGCCTAAAAAAGAAGAAAAACAGCAGACTACGCAGGAAGAAGAGGTATTCGACCTCGACGCCATCATGAAGGAAGGCATGGAAAAATTTGACGAGGAGATGACAGCCCCCTCTGAAGATATGTCCGCCTCACCGGATGATGAAAAAAAATCTTCCGGCCCTGCAAAAGAGGATGAGAAGACTGAACACCCTGAGGAAAAAAAGAAGGATGAGGAGATCACTTCCACACCCGAGGAAAAAAAGAAGGATGAGGAACCTCCCGCCAAAAAAGAGGAAGAAAAGCCCCAAGAACCGCAGCTTACACCGGAACAGAAGAAGGCTGCGGAAGAAGAGAAGAAAAAAAAGGACTTCCGGTTCAAAAGCCATGAGGAGGCGGAAAAAGGCTACACGAATGTGCAAGGGAAAAATACCCGGCTGGAGCAGGAGATGAAAAAGCTCAAAAATGAGCTGGATACGTTGAAGACCGCTGAGGCCAAAAAGGAAAAGTTGGCCGAGATCGATCAAAAGGTCGAGGACTATGCGGTTGAACGGCACAAGGAGTCCCTCACGGAGATTGATGCACTCGATCCTGATGATAAGGAGTATCAGGATAATGTAGCTAAGATTTGGGCGAAAAAGGATAGGGATATCAGGAAATTTGAACGTGAGCACAGTGTGGATCTTTCAACCACGGAGACGCCTGAAGAGGAGGAAGAAGATCCCAATAAAGAGGCCCTGGAGCTTGTGAAGACGATTGCCAAGGATAACGACCTCGATTCCGATGATCCGTTATTCATTGCATATTGTTCCCAGGCGCCGACAGAAAAGGAAGATGGAACGCACATCAAACTGGATGAACAGATTAAATGGGCGGTCCAAAAAACCCAAGGATTATCTCGCCACTCACGAGAAGCGCTATCAGGATCAACAAAAGGAAGAGGCGGAAAGGAACAGCAAGGAACACCAGGAAAAGGAATTGCCGCTGGGCCGATCCGCAACCGATATTATCACTGAAAAAGAACAGGAAGAGATAAAACCGGTGAGTCTGGATGATGCTATTGAGAGCGCAGCGAACGAGCGGCGACTATAAGTAAGGAGATAACAAAATGGGAGCATCATTTACCTGGACATACGACGCCCAGACCGGCGTGTATAAAAATCATGCCCTTTCCGGCGATCTGCTCAAGGTAGCGGCCCGGAAGTTTAAGTTCGTGCCGTTTACCCAAAAGGAGACGTCATTCGGCAAGGGTATGGGTGAGAGCATCACTCTAATTTACTATAAACCATTAACTCAACCGACCTCGGCAAAGCTGGATGAACAGACCCGCATCCCCATCGATCAACTGACCATGGGAAAGCAGTCCATCACCATCTATGAATGGGGCCGGGGCGTGGAATTTACCGATTTCGCACGGCAGCTTTCCAAATACGACCCTAAGCAGGCCGCCCAGGAGCAGCTGATCGACCAGATGAATGAGGCCATGGATAATGCTGCGGCCTCTGAATTCACCGGCACTGATGCCAAGGTGATTTTTATCCCTACCAGCCTTACCGGTGGGACATGGGATACGGACGGCACGGCCAGCACCCAGGCCCTGGTGAATATGACCAAACATCATGTATCCACGATCAGGGATTATATGATCAAGGATCTGCATGTGCCGTTTTTCACCGGCGAGCACTATATTTCCCTGATGTCCACAAAAGGGCTTCGCGGATTACGGAACGATAAGGTGATCGAGGCATGGAACCTGTATCTGAGAAAAGGCGATGAGATCTATCGCGGTGAGATCGGTCAGGTAGAGAGCGTTCGCTTTGTGGAGGTTACCAATGAATCCGCACTGAGTAATAGTGTGGGGAGCGGTAACTGCCTGGGCGAGGGCGTGGTATTCGGCAAGGACGCGGTTGCCCGGATAGAGATCGAACCTCCTCATCTTCGGGCACAAGTAAACTTTCAAGGCGATTTTGGAAGAAAAGGCGCCGCTGCCTGGTACGGGACCGTGGGCTTTGGGGTAAAGTTTCCCACTGCCACGGACCGCGAGGCACGGATTGTGCGGATAGCAAGCGCGTAATTAATCTTTAGCCACGAATGAACACG